TTACCATTTGACAAAATGTTATTTGTCATAGTTAAAAAATACCACCCGTTTGTCATTGCGGTAATTGTAGCCGTAACTCCACTTGATGCACTTGTCACAACACCCGTTGATAGGTTAAAATTTGCTTCTAACCCAATACTTGCCGTATCGGACATAATTGTAACTATCGTTTTTGTTCCCGCTTTAATATATATTGAAAATGTATAAGGAACACCAACGGGTAAGCCCGTAAAAGTTTGTAATAAACGCCCTTGTGTTCCCGCTGCGGCAAAACTTGCAGTCCAAGCATCTACCAATCCATTAACTGGGTTTGCGATTGAATTAGCGGTAAGTGTTGGTAAATTACCATATCCACTCGTTACCCAAACTCCATTTGTAAAAGTGTTTGAATAACTCATAGCATTCCACGGCACAACCTCCACCAAGCCCGCACTATTTATTCGGGTTCCGTTGGATGCTCGTGTGAATGATAAATCACCGTTGCCGTTTGTGGGAACTTCACTATAGACGATGTCCTCTTTATACCCGCTTGGTATCATTACCAAACTCGCACTATTTAATAAGTCGCTCATTTTATAAGTTGTTTAATTTGTTTAACAAACAGCTAACGCCTTCGTAATATCCGCCGTCAGTTGTAATGCGAGCTTTATACAAAAGCACAATAGGCCAACCTTGCCCTAAATATTGTGCGCGTCGTATGCCAATGCCTAATGCGCTTATACCTATCATTTTAATATGCTATTACTGCGCCTGAGTCAATTACAAAACCAGTAATTTTAAAGCCTTTGCCTGCTGGCAAGTATGCGCCCATTTGGAAAGTAATTCCAGACATGCCGCGCGTGCTTAATACGTTGGTTCCGCTGGCTGCGTTGTCGCCTTGCACAGTGAAACTCGAGAATACTGTATCCGATTGAACGCTTAAAGCGTCATAACTAACACTGGTAACAGTGCTTGCGCTGTGATATTTAAAACCGTCGTAACCGCTTACGATGTCTATTGATGCTTCTGCCATGTGCCAAAATTACGCAAGCCCTCTGTTTTACGCGTTAACAAATTACGCAATCTTAAACCACTCTGTACCGTTGCAGATTAAAGTTGCTGTGGCGTAGTTTGCGGCTAGCGTAATCGTTGCGCCCCCGTTAATGTCTGCGCCGTTGCCGTTAATAGTTACGGCAAATGTTGCCCCTTTCCTGACAAAGTAATAACGCCGCCCCTTGGATAAGTTAGCAACAGGCAAATCTAAAATAATAGAGCCTGCCGTAGTGTCGCCAAGGTGTCCCTCGAAAGTTGTATCTACCGCCGAAGTTCCCGCAGTGTAAGTATTAAAATTGCCCTGCTCTTGCAGTTTCCAACTTACTACCTCTGTGCTGTCCGTGTATCTTAAACTTACATCGTATTGGGTATCTACTGTTGGCTGCGCTGTTATAGGTTGGTCGGCGTAGTTAACTAAGTGCTCTAATGTAGTTTGAGGCACTAAACTAAATTGCGAATTAAACGAGCTTATTGCAAACTCATGGTAATCTAAACGGCTCCTAACTACTCGCTCACCTGTGCGCGGGTCATAGCCCCCAGTGCCTCCGCTTGTTGCAACAGTATAATCTGGCACTAACCCCAACCATTCCCCTGCCCAAGTCTCAGACCGTGGGTTGTAAGTTCCTGCATTAAAAAGCCAGCGCGTAGAATCGAACTGCAAAGTTTTAACAGCTGTTAAAGTTCCAGCATCGTAAAGCGTGCCCTGAATAACTGGGACAAATTTATTATACATTCCACCAATGCGCCGCCCCTGTATAGTTCCTAAATCTGAGTGTATTGCAGAAGCGTATCCACTATACCAATCTGTCGACAAAACCCATGCAGTACCGTTATAAACATAAATAGAACCATACCCATACGCGCCCTCATCATCGTAATACTTAGGTCTCCATTCAATCCGCTGGCTATTGTCGCTAGCTGCACCTGCCACCGAAATAGTATTTTTAGTAATGCGCGAATAATTAGGATTTTCAACGGTTCCAAATGGCTGAGCCACGGCAATAGAACCCCAAAAATTTATCTGGTTAAAGCTGCTAGAAGTCCAAGAGCTCGGCGCAATAAACGAGCCCTGCTCTGCGCTTATCTTCATGTCAACAAACATACGATTATAACCCGCTGGAGGCGGTGGCATTTGCTTATCAAATATGTAAGTATTCCAAGCATTGCGTGCGCCGCCTATTGTCATATATTCGTTAAGGTAGGTTGTCGGGCCGCTTGGTGTAAGGTAGTTGTTTAAATTAGGAAAATACTGCTTAATAGCTCCGCCTGAATTTTTAAAGTAAATTTTATATTCAAAAGCATAACGCTGGTATCTTTTAACTGAGCCGCTAGTTATTGCTACATACGAATTATCCATCCACTTAATAAGCATGCGGCAGCGTATCGCCTTAGCAACGTCGATTGTTTGGTCAACTATTGACAAATCAATGCTACTAACATTGGGCTCAGTTTTAACTACTAATAAAGCGTTTTGTCGCTCTTCTATAACATCGACGGACCTAACAGGTGGCTGATAGGTTAGCGTTGGCTTTGCTTCCCATTGCGGGCGTGTGCCTGTGCCTCCAAGTGTTACGGCGTGGGTTAGCGTGGTTGTGCTTTGATAAGTGCCTGAGGTGTTATAATTACGCGTGCTAATCGAAGATGCGTTATAATTGTCATCCGACACTATCCAATAGGCCCCGCTTTCTAGGTGCATCCGTGAGCCATAAATTGCAAGTATTTGCTCGATAGCTTGCTTACAATTTGCTAGGTCTATATTGGTAGTTGCCGCGTAGCCTGTGCCGTCTGTATCAATAAAAGTAATATCCCCAAAAGCATCGAAATTATTATAAAAAGACAGGATGCTTAACTTGGTATTTGCCAATCCTTTGTTACTGGCTTGCGCCGTGTCATACATTGTTACCCCATCTTTTAAATAAATTGAAGCTCCAAAGTTGGTCCAGTAATCGTCAAGTCCTGCATATTCTAACCCTTTGCGTATAATATCTAAAGCGGGGGCTAAGCCATCTGTAAACCAAGCGGGGTCAATATTAAAGCCATCAATTAAATTTAAAGCATCTACTGCGACTAAATCAAAAATCATAGCCCCGTCGACTGACTCGCGTAAATAATTAGCTTGGTCTGCAATAACTCGGCCCACATAAAATAAATCCGAGCCACGATAAACAACGATTGCGTATTTATTCTCTTGATTATTTCCTATTGCAATAAAGGCATTTTTTACAGTGTTGTTTATTATTTCCCAAGTAGTTGAAATTCTAGAGGGCCTTATAAAATCTTGGTAGTATGTTGAGCCGTCGCTTTGCCTGTCTATTTCAAAGCCATTGCCTGTTAAAATTAATTCAACGGCTGAGCTTAACGCTTCTAAGTTTGTGCTTAAACAAGTGGCCGCCTCTTGGTATCCACCCGCAGCAGTTACTCGAGTAGCATACGCGGCAGTAATTAATTCTGGCGTGGTTCCGCTTGGGCCGTCCCACAACTCTACTCGATAAGTTATATTTTTTATGCTCAAAAAAGAGCCGTAGTAAATTCTAGCCATTACCCCCTCCTTGAATCTTTGTTATAACGCTCCAGAACTATCGCCAAATCCCTGCCTTGTATACTTGTAGAAGCAATATAACCGCTATTCTCTCCAGTGTTTAACATGCCTTTTAACTTATCTAACGGAGCTATAACTTCAGGGTTATTCCTAGCGTTTGGATATTCACCCATAAGGCCCAGCGTTGGACCGCTAACAATACCCCCCTCAGCAAAGGCTTGAATATTTGGACCTTGGCTTAATTGCGACCTAAGAATAGCAGCACCTGCTACCAAGGCCACACCAGCCGCAGCCGCAGCGATTGGATTTTGTAATATCAATTCTTTAAATGCTTTAGAAGCTATAGCCGTAGTTATTAAAGCCGCTCCGACTGATTGCATAAAATTAGCGATTGCGCCCATCATGCTCTTGCCGAAGTTTGCGCCTGCGTTTTTATCGCCCGCAGCAGTATCCGCAACGAACTGAGCAAAGGAGTTGGCCGCGTCAGTTTGCAAAGAAGCAAATGAGTTATTAACGGCATCCGTAGCGCTAGCCATTTTTTGCTCGTAATCTGACATTATTTTAACCTGCTCTTTGGTATTTGTTTGCAGGTCTTTAGTCATGTCATGCGAGCCGTAAGCCCCGCGAAATTTTGTTAAAGTTGGTGCGCTTGGCGCAGCAAATTGCTCTGACGGTTTAAATCCCGAAACGTCCGCAGCTTTGGCCGTTTTAGTTGCTTCTTTTACTGCTGTCGTTTGTTTCTCTATTGCAGTAGTGGTTTTGGTAATTGGCACCACACTCAACCCCTGCGCGCTAGCCATATTAATTATGGCGTCTATTTGGCTTTGAATTTCAAGCGCATTTTTTGCCGCTACAATTCCTATACTCTTTTGGCTTTCAATATAACCCTGCACCTGCGAGGCCGTTGCGCCTTTTGAATATAAGTCATTTATTTTCGCCTGCGTGGAAAGTTGGGCCTGCTGTTTGCCTAATTCGTAATCAATCATTTTAGCGCTCAGCTCTTGCAACTTTGTAAATGCTGCCTTTGCTTTAGCCTGTTTGTAAATTTCAGCGGTTAAATTAGCAGAAGCTATTTTTAATTCTTCGCTACTAACTTTATCTAGACTTTGATTTGCAAGGAAATCGGGATAAATTTTTTGTATTTCTGCCAGAGCGTTTTTGCGCTCCTTCATGCTAGCGTTATGATTGTTAACTACTGCCAACAAACCGCTAACGCTTTTTACTTCCTCTTCAAAATTCTTTTGAGTTTGTGAATTTATTTCATTAAATAATTTTTGCTCTTCAGTAACTTCATTTATTTTATCTTTATAAGAAGCAATCGAAATTACAATAGCACTAATAGCAGCAATAGCCAAAGCGTAAGGGGCGGCAGCCATTGCTATGTTCAAAGCCCTCTGCGTGCCTATTGCGCCTGCTGAAACTGTAGTATACAATGTTTGCGCTGCGGCTAATACAGACGTGCGCAAGGCAAGGAACCCCTGCACCGCTGCACTTTCCTGCTGTAAAGCATTTTGAACCGCTTGCAATCCTGTTACTAAAGCCATAGCTCCTTGAAGCTTTACCATTGTAGCTTGCAGGTTTTTATTTTCAAACCCTGCCAGAGCCATTGCTCCTTGCACCGCAGAGAAAGCCCCAGCTAAACCTTGCACTCCACCCAGCACAGCATCCAGCCTCCGCGTATCACTTGCAAAATATCCAACCTCCGCCCGCGTGTCGCCGATTGAATCCTTCATGCGGCCCGCCTGTTTAATTATTTCGTTAGCAACTTGGGCAAACTGTGGACCTAAAGCCCTAGCCTCCATCGCTAACTGAGTCAACTGCCTAACGCTGCCCATTGTTGGGTTACGCGTAGCAATCGCAGCCAAACGCTCCTCCATCGACTTAGCCGACTTCGCAACCTCGGCACTCATTTTGCCGCTGCTGCTTTGAACTACTTGTATAGCTTTATTAAAGCCTTCGCGCAGTTTCTCAATGTCTGCGCCAATTACAATATTTAAACTTTTAGCCATTACCTAGTAAAGTTAATTATATAGTCCTGAGAAATTTGGTATAAACCCGCAAACGCTGCCGTGTCGTCGGCGGTTTGTAGCTCGCCATCAAACTCTATAGTCTGGCATTTTATAGTATTAAAAGTAGCAGGCAAAGTTACAACCTCAAAGGCTGTGCGAATAGCCGTAGCTACTGACTCCGCGCTTGCTAAAGTAACCCCGTAAGCATTAACTTGCACCCTTGCAAACTCCGTGTGGCTGTGCCCTGACTTTGTAGGGTTAGGGACTTCGCTAACTAACTGATAACTTACAGCTGGGAAACTGCTTTCCTGTGGTATTCTAACGGGATTTATCCGAGTAGATATTAGCGCAGTGAGCGCAGCGTTATTACTTAATATGTTATAAACTATTTTATTTGCGCTCATGCTTTGGCGTCTGGGGTTAACTTATCAAAGACATGCGAATATAAACGTAAAGCCTCATGAATTGATAGGTAATCGGACTGTTCCCAAGGAAATGTTAACAGACGTTTGGGCTCGATGGGTTTCTTTAAATGCGGAGCCATCCCCGTAGCAACTGCCCAGCGGGTTATTTCCCAGTGGTTTCTGTATTGCTGCTGCTGAGCTTCGCGCATCCCATCCAATCTTAAACGCCAATAGCGGGGCGTAGAAAGTAAAAACTCCCCTTCGCTCATTGACATTTCGCCGTAAGCTATGCGCTCAATCTTGCGCCAAGTTAGCGGTGCGCCTTCGCCCTTGGCATTTACTCCCCCGCCTCTTCGTCAGCAGGTGCAAAAAATTCTGTAATTGCTTGGGTAAATCCCTCCAACGCTGGGCTAATTTCCTGAAACTTTTTAATCGCCGCGCCTAACTTTTGAACTGTTGGGTAAGGGGTTGGTTTATCCAGTGCCTCATAACCTTCTAAAATTCCGTAAAACGCGCAGCTTAGCGCAAAGTCCATAGACTTCGCTAAGTCCTTTTGCAGGTTTAAATCGGCAAAGGTTTCCATGCCCGCAAGTTGCATAACATTGCGAAGGCTGTTCATGTTAAATAAAAGGGGATGCTCAGCACCCCCGATTTTTATTGTAGTGCTCATTGCACAAATATACTTAAAAAACTATTAAGGAACTAAGCTGCTAGTTAGCGCTCCAGTGCCTTGCAAAGTTCCTGTAAAACTTGCTTTGTCGTTGTTTGGTGCGGTCAATGAAAGGCTGCTAAAAAAAGCAGCGCCTGTAAGTTTGTCGTCGCCGCTTACATTTGTACTCATTACAATAGTTACAGAAGTGCCAGCCAAAAGGTCCGTTACAATATCTTTAAAAGATACTTGCGAGCCACCTACCGAAGCATCCTCTTCAAAAATTCCCTCCACGTTTAGCGTGTAGCCGTACTCGCCCGCGATAAATTCCTTTGCGCCTGCGCTGTCTTTGTTAGTTACATCTATCATATCTTTTGCTATGTCGATGCTGTGAGAAACCGCGTTAGCGATTTTAGTGGGTGTTCCACTAATGTCTTTGTAAATGCTGATTAGCGTTCCGTTTACTGGTCCAGTTGTTGCCATGTTATTTGTATATTAAGTTATTTTTCTTTGCTAATTTGGCTAGGATTTTATCCACGCCGTTAATAATTCCGTCTGTTACTCTGCCCGCGTTTTGGTCCAATGCAGGGCGCATAAAAGGGCGGGGTTCTAATATTCCTGTGTCTCTGCCCGTTGTTGACTGTATGCGATTTGTTGGTACTCCAAATTCAAACATTGGCCCTAGGTAATTATTGTAATATTCTTTGCGCAATCCTATCAGCACTTTTGTCTTATTGTCTTTGTCCTTTCCAGTAATAAAGCCGATGGATGCCGCCAAGTCTCCGCCTTCTTTTGGCGCCAAATTCTTTGCACTTTGAATTATAGGTAACGCCTGAGCTTTAAGCATACGCTGCAAATCTGGGCTGTCAATTTCTGCACCCATCGCTTTTAAAGAGTCTATTACCTCTGCAATATTTTCAACTTTTGAGCTCATTCTGTTAATTCCGTTTGCAACTTCAAATATAAATTCCTTGCCACGTTTGCAATGTTAACAATATTGTGATTTAAGCCAGCATCTACTATCCTATCCTTAACCGTTATTGCAGAGTTATAGCGGACTGTATAATAAATTATTTGCTTATGCTCGCGGCGGTCCGCATTAACTTGCTCGCTTCCGCTTTCCTGTTCTTTACGCTCAGCCCAAGCCGTTGCGTATTGGGTCCACGTCTGCAATTTTTCGCCTGTATTGGTGTCTATAGTTTCCGCATAACTCTGCAAACTAACTAGTACATCCATTGCGCCCGCTTGCATTATAGTATTATTTGGATTTTGTAAGGGTCTAATAAGTACTCGAAGCCTAGGGCCATCGGTGAGTTATTCGCTCCAATCGTTACGGCATTCCTATTATCGTAATACTGGCCCACTAATAACAAAGCGGCGTGTTTAATTGACATTGGAAAAATAGTATCTGGGTCAACGGATAAGGTGCCTACAATATTAAAGCCCTCAGATACTTCGATAATATATTTAATAGTATCGTCAGTAATTGAGTCGGGCGCGGTATTGATAAAAATATTCCTTGTATAGTTGCCCATTGGGTCAGGCGCTACTATCCAATCTGCTCCAGCAAATGCAGTTACAACTTGGCTGTCATTAACGTAGCTAACAGAGTTAATAGCCAATACGCGACTATTGACGCGCAGATAATTGCCAGAAGGTATGTTTAGACCGTTTACAGGATTAATTAAAGCAGGTGAGCCAGTAAGGCTATCAAAGCCATATTTTGCCGTACCCTTCTTAATCGAGTAGCCTAAGTAATTGCTGCAAGTATCTAATGCCATAGCAATCAAACCCCCAATATAGGTGTCATCGTCGTTTGCTGTTACGCGTAAATGCTGCTTAGCCTCGGCCAAACTTACATAGTCTGTAGCTGCATTTGCAAAAACGGTGTATCTTCTAGATTTAAACATTATTCAGCGTCTAATTCGGTCTCTGGGTTAGTCGGTTTTTTCTTACTCACTTTCGGCGCAGCTACAACTTCAACGGCCCCAGCCTCGAGTAATAACTCGGCCTGCTTTGTTTCAATGTCTACCACTTCGCCCAAGTTATAACTAAGGTTAAAGTGCCCTGTTGGATTAATTAAAAACTTTACTAACATTTGGCCCGAGGGGGGTGCAGTTAAGACCCCCCGCAGCACTCGTATTTTTACGCCCCCGAGCGGGCTAGCTATTAGGCTACAATATCCTTACAAACTGCAAATGCGGCAGGCTGCAAAAGGTTTGTATCCAAGTAAGCGTTAAGAACTACGTTAGTCAAGCCAGCAGTAGCACCAGAATAAGGGTCAACTGTTAACTCCATTCCACCCCAAGAGGCGATAGCCATTTTGCTGAAGTCTCCGAAAATCATTGCAGACAAAGTAGAACTAGAACCTTTAGCCAAGTTGCTAGGAACCAAGGTAGTAGTTTGAACATTGTATCCGTTCAAATCTATACCTCCAGAAGGCCAGATAAAGTTACCTTCTACGCCTGAAGATTGGCGGGCAGTAGTTTGCAATTTAGCTTTAACTAATGGGTTAGTTAAGTAAGCAACTCCGTTACCGTTAGCGTTTTCTACAGCTTTCATTAAGTTAACAACGTCTGCCCAAACTGGAGCTGCACCGTTGGGGTTTGTAGCGTTAGAAGCTGCACCACCTGCAAAAGTTACGTTTACGTTAGCGTTAGCGATAATACCAGTAGGCTCGTTAGAGCCACCGCCTTTAATGGCAGCAGTTTCCAAAGATTGAGCCATAGCGTTTAATAGCCAGTTACGCACATACCCGTCAATAGAATTGCTAGATTGTAGCATAAGCTGGTTAGATACCTGAATAAAGGCAGCCAAACGCTTAGGGCTAAAAGTAATTTTAGAGAAAACAGGGCTCTTCTCAACAGCTGTTCCATTCTCTGTATTCCATCCTGCACTTGGCAAAGTTGAAGCACTTGGCAAATCCAAGTTACCAACCAACCCGCTCAAACGCTGAACGCCCAAACCTGCCAATACTGTGCGAGGTAGTAAAACGTCAATTATTGAACCTACAGAAGTCTGGATATTTACACCACCTTCAGAACCTGCGCTTCCGCCTGTTGCAGTCATATCACGGGTAAAAACTTCAGATGGGATTTTGATTGAGTGAGCAGAAACGCTAACGCCTGAGCGTTGGAACTCCGCGCCACCCATTGCAGAAAATTCGCCTTCGATGCCTTCGCGACGGCCAGTAATAGCCATTTCCATAGCACGCTTAAAGCTGTACTCTTTAGCCATTTCTGACTTTTCCTTTTCTTCGCTACGGCTTGCGCTGTGGCCTGCGGCTTGCGCTGCAAGGTTTTGCAATTTCTCTAGGGTTTCAACCTCTGCCTTAATTGCACCCAAACGGGCTTCGATTTCAGTTAAGCGGTTGGTTTCAGTTTCGGCCATTGAGCGGGCTTCCTTTTCAATGGTTGTTTGCAAGGTGGAAAGTTCGCCTAGCAAACGTCCACGCTCTTCTTTTAGGGCTTTAATTTTATTCATGATTTTTGTTTTTTTTAATAGTTTTTATATCTAGCTAAAGCAAGTTTTAAAATATCGGCACTCACTTGGCTTTGTTTTGCCGCTTCAATTTCTAGCTCTTGGTCGCGTAACTGCGCAATGCTGCGAGCGTCTGCTTCTGTATCTTCGTAAGCAGGATAAGTAACAGGGCTAACATCGTAAAGAGTATCAACCATTGTGATAGAACGCTTGCCCATGCTGCCGTACTTTTCGCTTTCGCTCCAGTTCTGCTCTTTAATAGTAAATGCAAACGAGCTTTGCGTAATGTCGCCGCGCATAATAGAACGAACTACTGACATGTGCGTAGGGTTTTCGTAATCTGGTACCCAAGTATATTCTAAATTACCGTCTCCATTTACAAAAACTCTGCACGTGTCTGCTTTGGTTCGGCCTAAAATTAAATCGGCTTCATGATTAAACAAACAACGAATATCGTAATCTTTAGCTAGTGCATTATCAAAGGCCCCTGTATTAATTACCTCCTCAAAATATCCAAGGTCCGTAACTGAATTTACAACGGCAGCAATGCCGCCAACTTCTTTAGGCATGCCTTCGCCGTCTGCTCTGGTATGAACGCTGCCCGTAAATGTGCGCCTTTCTTGTTTCATTTTAATTGATTTCTAAATTATTTACCCCGTCTGGGTTATTGTTTTTATCTGCTGTTGCCATAAGGTTTGCAATCTTCGCATCCATATAGGCGTTAATCTGACTGCTCGGCATTAAGTTGGCTTCAATTAAATACTCTTCGCCGCCATTAAATCCGTTTACGTCCTCGTAAAGTCTTGCCTCGTTTCGAGAAAGCCAGCCGCCGCGGATGCCTTTGTTATAATAGTCTGCGCGCTCATTGGCGGAGGCTCTCAATAGTGAGTTAAAATTAAATTTAAAGTAATATGTTAATTTGTCATTTTCTGTTAACAACTTGCGAGCTAGTTCCTGCTCGATGTTTATAGCGTAGCTCATTAAAGTTCGCGCGTAAAAGTCTTGATACTCCTGCTCGACGCTGGACTTTATCCCTGCACTTGCTCCAATCATTGAAGCAGGCACGCCAAAAATGCGCGCTATTTCTTCGCTCGAAAATTTCCGAGTCTCTAAATACTGCGCCTCTTCAGGGCTAAGGCTTAACTTTTCCATCTTGATGCCGTTGGGTAATACCGCGCTGCGGCTTGCCCCGTCTATAACATCGTCTAAAGATTTTTTCAAAGGCCCCGCTTGGTCTATTTTAATCTGAGCGTCTGACGTTAGGAGAAACTTTAGCACCCCATTTTTATAAACTCCTGCGCTCTGGCTAATAGCCGCCAAGTCAATGCCTAAAGTTTCCGCGTGCAATACAACTGGGCTTAAACCCACTAGCGGATTATCGCCGCACATCCCTTTAAAGTGCAGCATTTCAGTAGCGGGTATCATATTAGGATAGCCAGCCATTGAAACTTTATAGAAAAGTAAACCGTTCTGCATTACCGCCGTTACATACTGCGGCGCAATAGGGTGCAGCTCTGTGCCGATATTCCTAACATCGCGATTAATAAAAGCGTAAGCGTTGCCAGTTAAAGCTAAGTGGCTAGTCATGTACTTTGTAAAATCGTACTTAGTTTGATAAGGGTTAGGCTCATTTGTTAACGCGGTCGCGTAGTGAATTACTACTTGCTCCCTATTTGTGCCGTCGTCTTTATACAATTTTAGCCCTAGCCCTGCTATACCGTCCGCAATTACTCTAACGCAAGCGTGAACGGATGCAATACTTAGGGCCGTTGTATTATTTACTGCCTGCCCAGATTTAGTTTGATACCCAAAAACATTGTTTAAGGTATTCACAAACCAGTCAGCAGGCTGCGATAGCATAGACCGCTTTTCTGTTTTACGTTCCCAAAATCTTAAATTCATGGCCCGCAAATTACAACTGCTTTAATTTTGCCATGTTAACAAATCTTATTTATTCCGACCTTGCGCTAGCCACCTGCTGAGGGCAGAGCGAAATACGTCGTAATTTTTATAACGAGTTACTCCGTACCTTTCTAGATACTCGGCCTCGGTTGCGTTGTAGGCGTCCTCATAAGTGCGAAACTTAGGGAGGTTAAAATAATACTTATTCATGAAGTCGTCAACAAATCTCATAGCGATATAAACCAAAAGTCTGAATTTTTTTCTTTGGCAGCGTCTTGCATAGCCGTGCCCAATGCCATTACAATAGATACAGGCCCGTCGACCTTATCCCCGCTCCTTGCTTTGTTAATCTTAATATTGCCTGCTGGGTCGTTAGCTAGTAATACATTGCCCATCATCCAACGGGTAACTGGGTTGCCGTCGTGTTTAAGCCTGCCGTCTTTTACTAGGCGCTCCAGTTCCTTAGTTGGGCTGCTCATTGAAATAAACCCCTGCCCGAAAGGAAACATAGTTAAGCCCTCGTTTTGTAAATCAATAACAAGCTGCGAAGCATTAAAGCGGTCATAGGCAATGTCCTTTATTTCAAACTCCTGCGCAAGTTCTAATATCTGAGCCTTAATAAAATTATAATCCGTTACGTTGCCCTCGGTTGCAATTATCTGGCCGTCTGCAATCCATTGCCTTATACTTGCGCCTGCTGCATCCTTTCGCCTATAGGCTGCCTCGCTTGGCAAAAAGTACCAAGTGCGAATAGCCGAGTATTCAGGCCAGTATAAAGTAAAGGCGCAAAAGTCCCCTGTGCTTGCCAAATCCAATCCGCCGTAACAAATCCCCTCCAACTCTTGCGACTCAGCGCAATCCATCCAAGTGCTGTCATTAATCCAAGTTAGAGCCGTGTCGGTCCACACATTCAGCAGCTTAGTTTTAAATTCAACTTCTTTGTGTACAAATTCCTTAGCCTCGGTTAGCGCCTGCTCTAACTGACGCGGATAAACACTTACTCCCCAATTAGGGTTAGCCTTGGCCCAGTTCGCCGAGTCGGTCCAGTCGTCGCCTTCGTCTAGCGTATAAATGACGCTGAATAAAGCATCATCCTTTATTGCCCCAGATAAAACCGAGGTACAATAGTTGCGGTGCTTATAACACGGCGACTCACGATTAAAGCCCGCTGTGGTAATTGTAAATAACAACGGTTGCCGTCTAGCCCCCATTGAGTTGCGCAATACGTTATAAAGTTCGTCGTTAGGGTGCGCGTGGTATTCGTCAATAACTGCAAAGTGCGTATTTAGTCCGTCCTGTTTACTTGGGTTCCACTCTAGGGGCTTGTAAATACTTTGGCCGTAAAGTATACGCCTATTGTTTACAGAGTTGTTAACCGTCAGCGCCTCAGATAGCCAGCTTGCATTTTGGCAAACCCTTACGCTTTCTGCAAATACCATCATAGCTTGGTCCAACTTTGTCGCTGCGCTATAAACCTGCGCTGCGCTTTCGCCGTCGGCCATTAAGCCATAAAGCATAACCGCAGAGCTAAAAGTAGATTTACCATTTTTTCGGGGTACTTCTACATAAGCCCGCGTAAATCTTCGCGAGCCGTCTGGATTAAGAAACCCAAACAGATTCCAAATTATAAATGCCTGCCACCCTTCTAACTTAAACGGCTTGCCCGCATAGTCTCCAGTCGAGTGCTCGAGCTGTTCTATAAAGTCAATGGCGTGCTGCGCGTAGTTTTCACTAAACGCCCAACCGTTCCCGCGATCTATTAGATACCTATTGACTGCATTGCGCACATGTTCGCACACAATTACGCGCCCAGTAACTACTTGCTCAATATATTGCTCAGCTATTCGCAAAGAAAAAATCTAAAGCTAACTGTGCTAGGTATTGGTTTCTGTAAAGGTGAGGCGTTGAACTCCAAAGCCCGTCCTTTCCGCAAGGCTTAAACGCGCCGCCCTGTGCGCGGCAAATAATAAAATACAATCCGCTAACTTCTAAGCGAAAGGTTACGCCCGCCGTTACTTCGACTGGCTCGGTTGTTTCAATTTTCTTTTTCATGCTATTTTAGATTTTTGCAATAGTTCTAGTTTACTTGCTGGAGCGCGCTTGCCTGTTTCAATCTTGCCGCGTGCGCTTGGCGTAACTCCAAAGAGTTGGCCCATTTGTGTAGCTTGCTTAAGTGCTCGGCTTCTAACATCGTACCAAGGTGAAATAACCTTATCGCCAAAACGATTTAATACAACTTCCCCCTCTTGCTCGGTTATTCCGCAGGCTTTTTTATAAAGTCCTAACTCGTTACAGTATCCCGCAACTAATCCCAAGTCAACGCCAGTTAACAAATGATTATTTTTTAACTCCCTGCAAGTTACATCCCAGTACTCAAAGCCCAAAGCGTTTAAGTGCGCTGGAGGTTGTGGCACGCCTTCGCTTAATTCTACAACCATCGGCGCTAGCAATTCCCTGCTGCGCTCGACGGTTCCCTTTAAAATCTTAATTTCGGTTGGTATTCGTGGCCTTCCTTTCATATTTACAAATATAGTCTAAAATTTAGTACATTTATTTTTGCGCGGGTGTTAACAAAAG